GTATCATAGGACTGTAATATAAACTCACATTTAGGTGGATCTTTATCCTCCCAGTCTCGCCACCAGTCACGTTTGATTATAGCTCCTTCTTCAGCTGTTGGTTGTTGCATATACTGAGCGTTCCAGTTGTTAACTGGAATAGATGCTTTGGTTTTTTCTAATTCATCCTTGGTCCAGTATTCAGGCCACACGGGACTACCACTCGGTAATAATGCTGGCAGTTCTACAACTTCCCATTCGTCAGAGTTCTCTTCTCCCTGAGCCTTGATTAGTTGTCCGGTAAGATCTTTTGTAGACCACCTGGTCATTACAACCACGATTCTTCCTCCTGGTTGCAAACGTTGTCTTGGACCTGATGTATACCAGTTCCATGCTTTCTCGAATGACTTACTATCTTTTTTAATATCTTGTTCTTTGTGTGGAT